GAGGATAAAAGGTGGGAAGACTATGCCTATCTTTACACGATAAAGAATCAGATTAAGAAGTGGACTTTAGAGGACATGGAAGAACAGCTAGAAGAGTTAAATAAGATTATAAATGAGAAATAAGACACTTTTAGTCCTATAAGTGGAACGGATTAGTTTAAATAATTTTAGTAATAATTTAAAATGACAAAACTTTGTATAACAGGAATGGCGGGGTTTATAGGTTCTCACCTGTGGGAACATGTTATGAAGACAACCGATTGGGATGTCATAGGTTTGGTTAAGATGGACAGGGCTGGTGACTTAAATAGGATACAAGAGACTTTAAATGAACATCCTGAATGGCTAGAGAGAACTAAAGTGGTTAGGCACGATTTGAACGATAGCTTAGATACTGTTCATAAGCATATAGGGGAGGTGGATTATATAGTACATTTAGCGGCTTGTAGTCATGTAGACACATCTATAAAGGATCCTGTAGGAGTATTCTGCAATAATTCAAGGAGTACGGTTCAAATGTTGGAGTATGCAAGAGTACATCAGCCGAACTTAAAGAAGTTTATATACTTCTCTACGGATGAGGTTTATGGTCCAGCACCAGAGGGGTATAATTTTACAGAGGAGGATAAGTTAAGACCTAGTAATCCGTATAGTGCGGGGAAGGCTGCTGGAGAAATGATTACAATGGCTTATGGTAAAACTTACGACTTCCCATACCTAATAACTAACACTATGAATGTCTTCGGAGAGAGGCAGGACCCAGAGAAGTTAATTCCTAAATGTATGAAGACAATTCTAGATGGGGGGGTTATGACTATACATGGGACAAGTGGGAATGTGGGTAAGAGACATTGGCTTCATGCGAGGAATGCTGCAGATGCGGTAATTTACTTACTAAAGAACCCTATTGTAAAAGATAAAGTACATATAGTTGGAGATGTTGAGATGGACAACTTGCAAATGTTTAAACTGGTTGCAAAACATATGGGTAAAGAGGAGGTTTTGGAAGGCAGGGATTATGTATATCTAGATTTTCATAGCACTAGACCTGGGCATGATTCCCGTTATGCAATGAGTGGAAAGAAGCTGGCAGATTTGGGATGGGTTGCCCCAGTTGGTTTTGAAGATAGTATAAAAAATACTGTTGAGTGGACATTAAAACACCCAGAGTGGATTAAATGATTTGACAAAAGGTAAAAATTAGTTTTATATTGGATATAATTTGTTTACCTACTGCCACCAATGGGAAAAGAAGCTGACTATGTAACCTCAAGTATAGGAGAAGTAGCGTTTTTATTATGGCACCAGATTTATCCAGATGATTTAACCTTTAAGCCCTTTATTGGGTGTGTGTATCATAATCCTCATGTCAATTGGGGAGAGATAATAAATTCTTATTGGCTAGGAGAGAAAATACCTTCTTGCGAATTGTCAGAGTGCATAGTGGTTGCTAAGAGAATGCTAGACAAGGGCGAGATAAACAAAAAGTGGTACAGAGAAATGAGAGAAGCGATAGAAGATATTAGGGAAGATTATGTCTTTCCAGTTGTTTAAAATGTTATTTAAAATGGTATAATATATAGAGATGTTTGAGGATTTTAAATGGTATAAATACTTAAAGGGACACCCAACTGCATGGGAAGGTCATATCCTCTATATTTACAATCAGATACCTATTTGGAAGCCTAAAACTATTGTAGAACTAGGAGTTTACTATGGACACTCACTTGCAACAATGGCGGAGAGCTGTTTAGATCATAAACTAGATACTAAGTTATATGGTATAGACCATTTTATGGGAGATGAGCATAGTGGAAAGTTTGGAACAGAAGTAGAAGATGTCGCGACAGAATGTTTATCCCAATATCCGAATGTAACTTTGATTAAGAAGTCTTTTAACAGGGCATTGGAGGACTGGGATAAACCTATTGATTTACTTCATATAGATGGAAGACATTTCTATGAGGACATTAAAGAAGACTTTGAAGGTTGGAGTAAGTTTGTGCCTAAAGGTGGGCATATAATTTTACATGATACTCAAGAAACTGGGAGTGGTTTTGGTATAAAAAGATACTTTGAAGAACTTCAAGAGCAACACCCTGACTGGGATTTTAGTGAGAGAAAAGAGAGTCATGGGTTAGGCATTCTAACAAAGAAAACATAATTAAGAATTAAAGAGTAAAAATGAGATACTATGTTTACAATCATCATGATTTTTGGCAATGGGATATTCCTGATAACGAGCTAATGGAGAGTGAGGTAGTTTTTATGTGGGCAGATTTTCCATTTAGAAATGAAGTGAAGACATTCCAAGAGATGGGTAAAAAGGTGATAGTTTATGAACATGGATTTGGTGCATTGTTTGATTATGAGCTAAACAACAGAGATTTTATTGCTGATGGATATTTGGCATTAGGAGAGGAGAGTAAAGAATCTTTGATAAGGGCTGGGGTAGATTCTAATAAAATACTAGTAACTGGGAATCCTATATATGATGACATTAAAAAGAGTAAACATACAGGCAATAAAGCTTTGTATGTGCCACTACATTGGGTCAGAGATGTTAGTTATTACAACCAGATAGTGTTTGACCAGTTGAGAGAAGCATACCCGCGGTTTGATTGGACAGTTAAACTAACAGACAAGACTGGGGAGATATTCGCACCAAAGAAGTGGTTTAATAGTGTAGAAGATAACATTTTAGAAGATATAAAAGAGAAACTTCCTAAGTATGACATGGTGTTTACGCCTAACCCCTCAACTTTTGAGAGTTTTGCAAGACTTATGGGAATACCCGTTTATGTAGTGGACAAGGAAGAGTCTTTTAAAGGGGTTGGAGAGCCTAACAGAATGCCTATGAATAACACATACCTGAAGATAGGAGAGAAGTTACCTAAGCAAAAGCCTATTAACATGAATAACTATATTAAAAGACCTAGTTTAGGTTTAGATTTAATTTTAGATTGGACTAAAACACTATGAGCGAAGATGTAAGTAAGCCATATACAACAATCACATTAGAGACCAAGAAGAATTATGAAGAGGGTTGGGAAAGAATATTTGGTAAGAAGAGGAAACTAAAGGCACAACTACATCAGATAAACAATCAAAGGCACAAGATTATAAACAGTATACAAGCAAAAGGGGGAAGAACTAATACTAGAGAATTAGAGTTGCTATCCCTTAAAAAGAAGAGAGAAAAGATTTTAAGAGAATTAGACAAGCTAGAATAGTGGTATAATAAGATATATGCCAAAGATTATTAAAAACGGGAATAAAATCGGGAAGGGGAACCCTCCAGTAGATACACGGTTTACATCAGAATATCAGCCAACACCAGAAGCTAAGAGTAAAGGGTGGGAAAGGAGAAGAATGGCAAGAGAAATGATGGATATTTATGATAAATATCAGCACATGAGCTACAAGGAGTTTCTAGATATTAAGGAAGACATAAAGAACAACCCACAGAATTATACTGTTGTGGAAGTAGATATGTTTAAGTATGCAAAAAACCCAAAGTTTATATTAGACAGAATAAATAGGCATATAAGTAATGCACCTCAGCAGTTAGATGTTGATATGGGAGGGAATATAATCATTAACATAAAAGAGGGGATAGCAAAAGATGACAGACCTAAATCTGGAGTTTAATTACCCAGAGTTTATACTTCCAGCAATCAATAGTGATAAACATTTTGTAGTAGTACCTGCTGCAAGACAAGTTGGAAAGACATACAATTTTGCACAATGGATCATAAGAGAAACAATGAGATTAAATTGTCCTTCTTTATGGGTAGATACCGTTCATACTAACATTGATAAGTATATAGAAAGATACTTCAAACCTCTACTTAAACCTATCTCTTCATATTGCGATTGGAATGCTCAAAAGAAGATACTTAAATTGCCTCATGGATATATAGACTTTGGTTCGGCACAAAAGCCAGAGAACCTAGAGGGATTTAACTATAAGAGGGCTGTATTAAATGAGGCTGGACACATATTGAAGAAAGATTCTTTGTGGCACAATACTATAATGCCTATGATAAAAGCAGAGGACAACCAGACAAGAATTATAGGAACACCTAAAGGACAAAACCTCTTTTATGAGCTATTTTTAAGAGGATTAGCTAAAGACCCAGAATATGAGAGTTTCCAATATACAGTATATGACTCTCCATATTGGAGTGCTAAACAGATAGAAGATGTTAGAAGGAAAACACCAGAGTTGATATGGAAGCAGGAATACATGGCAAGTTTTGAAGCCTTTGCAGGTATGATATATCCCGACTTCAAAGAGGAGATACATTGTAAAGCGAGTCCTGAGAGAAAAGTTACTGATATCTTTTTTGTGTCACTAGATCCTGGCTGGGAACACCCTACTGCTTGTATATTAGCTAAAGAAGACCTAGAGGGAAATATCTTTGTTATTGATGAGTTTAGAGAGAGCCATTTACATGTCGGAGACATATCAAGATATTTACAATCAATGTTAGTTAGAAATGGTCTTAAAGAAGAGGATATAGAAATGTTCATTATAGACCCGTCGGGAAGAAAGACAGACCAAACTAGTGGACAGAGTATATTATTCCAATTACAAGAAGAGGGCTGGGGGTTTGTTCCTGCCAATAATGATCTTATGCCTGGTATAAGCAGAGTAACTAGAATGATTAGAGAGAACAGGTTGTTTATTGACAAGAATAGATGTCCTTTGCTTGTGGAAGAGATAAAGAATTATCATTGGAAGGAGTTTAATGATGGAAGCTATGGAATGAACCCAACACCTTACAAGATAGGGGATGACCTAGTAGATACGGTTAGATATCTCTGTATGGCAAGACCAGACTACTTTGAACACCCTAAGGTTAATATGTATGGAGAACTAGAAAAAGAAGAGGAAGAAGAGG